AGAGCTTCACGAATTGTCTTAACTCCGTAAAGTAAGTCGATAGTTGTTAAATATCCACCGTCTTTATGAGAGTAAGAAGTCATTACACGAAGTCCAATTCCGTCTGCACTAAGAACTTTCGAAGCAACTCCATATTGAGGACCTGGAGCGGCTAAAGGTCTAGAAACCATAACAAAAGCACCTTTATTGAAAGCCAAGTTTTTAGTAGAAACAGAAGAAGTTCCAGTAGTTTTTACACCTTGAGACATAAAGATATCAAATCCGTATTTTCTACCGAGTGAAGCGTCTTTCAATGCACTCTGGTTATCACTTATCCAGTTAGAACTTGTGAATTTTTCAAGTTTAAGCAATGCGGCGTGGTCTTTAGTTGAAATAACAACGGCTCTGTTAGCCAACGGAGCTTTTGAATCATTTAGCTTCTTACCAGCGTCTACGATGTCATCTGCGTCTAAATCTGTTCCAGCGCTACCAATTAAGTTAGTGGTTACATTTGAATAAAGCATTAAAAGATCGCTTTCGATTTGTTCAGCAAGAACAGCAACACCTTCGTCCATAAGGTCTGCCTGATAGTTAGGTTTTGCTAAGAACTTAGCAATATCGTCTATCAAGAACGAAATATATTTATGCTTATTCAAAGTAACTTCTACCTTACTATCTGCAATTGACTGCGTGGAAAATTGTGAATCTTCCCCTTTATCTCCAACAATAAGACCTGTGATTTTATTTATTCGAACAGTATCACCATACTGGGCAACATTGTTGTCAAAGTCCCTGCGAACTAATTGAGTCATAACTGTATTTGCTTTTAGATATTCTAAGGTTTTAGCGGCAACAATAATTGGCACACCATTAGCAACATCTGTTTTTCCGATTGTAGTACTCATTTGTACTCCTTTTCTGCCCTTATATTTTAATTATCTGTAACTCTACCTTCTGCGTATGCTTTAGAAATATCGTTTTCGTGTTTCTTGTATTCTTCACGGTTATTTTCTAACCAATCATCTATTTCTGATTGACGATATACTTTTTTCCCGTCTTGGGTTTTTTGACCTGCGGGATTTGTTCCCGAACCAATAACACGATTATCTTCATTAAACAAAAATGGTTTATCTGTCTTAAGTTTTTCAATTACTTCATTTATACCTTTAACTTCGCCATTTTCGATTTTTACATCAGAGAGATCTGCTAATTTAAAGGCATCTCCTGTGGATACAACCCCTTCCTTAAGAGCTTTCTCGGCAAAAACATTATACTTTTGATTCCCCTCAACCTGTGTTTTAAGAGTATCAATTTCTTTCTGCTTCGCTTCGGCTAATTCCTTATACTTACCTTTTTCGGCAAGATCTTTTTCTTCCGTTTCTTTCTTCTCTTTGTTAATCTTCTCAAGAGCTTCCCTTGCTTTTTTCAATTCCTTGCGAGTATCAGAAAACTCCCCATAAGGAACTGACTTTGGTGGTCCCTTTTTATCTTCATTTTCACCTTCGCCACTTTTGTTATCGTCTTTGTTAAAGTCATCTTGTTTTTTAGAGGCGTTATCATCGCCTTGATTATTTTTAGTCTGGTCATCACCAGAGTTTTGATCTTTGTCATTTAACATAGAATCTCCTATTAAGATTTATAGATGTCTAAGCTGGCGGCGATTTAAAGTCCCACCGCAAGGACTGCCACCCTTAATTTAATAATACTATCCTATATAAAATTATGTCAATAGAATTATCATCGTCCATCGCCAATCGTTGAGAAGCCTACTTTTCGGAGTGTTTTATCTTTAATCTCTTGATCCTTATTCGATAGCCTTTTAAATTCATCGGGATTTTTCTCTAACTCTGAAATATACGGGATTGTTCTGTGTCGGCAATTAGGTCTAAAAATATGATTTGACATATTCATTATTTTATCTAAATTTGGATAGCCTGGAGTCCGCCCTGTTAGACTATAAACTTTTCCCTCAACTAATCTACAATCATCAGCCGCTCCGTGAACTGTAATTTGAACTAGATCATATCCGTTTTCTATAAGTCGCAATTCTCCACCAACCCGATATGCTTCCGCCATTTTGGTCCGAGCTAACATTTCGGAATAAGTATCTAATTGCCAAATTTTCCCACCCTTATCAATTAAAGAAACTACCCCGTGATCTTTTAAAACTGCTTGAATATCTTTTTGAACTTGAGGTAAAGTTTTACCCGAAATTATGCCTGTTGCTAATTCCCCGACTATTTCTTGTTTGGTTACTAAACCGAAAGTTGAAACAATATCTCTTTTAACAGTTTTTAATGCTTCCGCAAAACCTAAGTAACTTTCGTCTGCTATAACTCGGACCGCGTCTTGATGTAAAGAATTAAAATCGGTTATCTTAACTTCGCCCTTTAATTTATTTAACTCATTAACCATATCAACCGATCCCTGCCTATACATTTCTGGGATATTAGCACCTATCCAAACTTTTGTACCTTCGTCTAATTCTAAAAGAATTTTATCTACCTGTGCCATTAGTGATAATTTTTGAACGTTACTTTTTCCAAGTAAGTTATTAGTCTGAACAATTTTAAGTAATTCTAAATATCCTTCTTTATAGAAATTAACAAGGTTGTCTATATTGCCTACGGTTAGATCAATTTTCTTAATCACCGCCTACTCCTTTTTCATCATCGGTTCTTTAGGCTCTTTACCACCACCCATAAGTTTTGACATATCTAGCATTGGCGGCTTATTACCTATGCTTGAAGTAACCTCTTTTGTTTCCGAACCTATTTTTTCCATTTCTTCTTTAATATCATTATTGCTTCCACTATCTAATCTTCTGATAGAACTTTCCCTTGAGGTATTACCAGAACGTAATCTAATTTCTTCGATCTGTGCTTGTTCAAAAGTGTCTTGAGGTATTCCGTCTTGCCATTCTATCTTTGGAATAACTGGAGTTTTCTTAGCTAATTTTTGAGCAACTACCATTGCCCATTTTAAAGCCTCATCATAATAGTTTTTCTTTCGGGATATTTTCGCTAAAGTTCTCAATAATCTAAACTTTAAGGCTCTACCACTTTCAGCAGTTCCACCTTTATCCATACCAAATACTGACGGAGAAGTTTCAGAAAATAGAAAGACAAATTCTACAATCTTATCTATTTCTTTAAATGCCGCTTCGAGTGAAGCGTCCCAAGTGATATATTCTGGTTTTGCTACACCACCAGTCGTTGCAATTACCTCGAACAAATCAAAATTCTGTGTTCTTACTTGCCCTTTTTTATCTATCACTCCTCTCGGAACTGCTAATTTAGGGTTTGAATGTCTATTAAGAATATCGGCTAATCGGGTTATCCTGTTATTTGCTTCATCAAACAAAGAATGTAAATCATTGTAATCAGAAATTCCCCAAAACCTATTCGATGTTTTCCAATTAGGAATTATTTTAACTAAAAAGTCATCAACTCCCGTGTTTTGTTCCTCTGGCATATTGTCATAAAAAATTCCTAAATCAACTTTTTCAGATAAAATATCCCCATTCAATAGCCATAACTCATTAACTATTTTCCCTTTATAATGAATTTCTTTACGAACATATTTTGTGTCGCCCTGTTGTTTAATCCAAGCAATCTCTATCGATTTTGTTTCGTTTATATTATCAGAATCTAAATTAACAAAAACAATTTCGGGTGTAATATATTCTATAATTATCTTTTTATTTTCTGCTTGTCTAACTTTAATTACACTATCCCCGTGATAGGAATTCGATAAAGCACTCTCATAATTCCTTGTATGAAGTTTATTATTTTCTATTAACTCATCGAACCATTTTGTATCTTTAACTTCTTTCGGCCATTTAAACTTAATTTGTTCTCCAAATAATAAATCAGCGCTTACTTTGGAGATAAGCGCTCCGAAATTACAAACAATATAGATCAACGATTTTTGTTCCTTTGCCATAAGAGCCGAGAACTTTGCAAAAGCTGTCGAATGTAAACCAAGAAAAATATCCTCATTGGTTCTGTAATCGTCAATTCTTTGTTTATCTTCATTAGTTGCTGGAAAGTTTGCCATACTTCCTCCTTACCACCCTTCTGGTTTATTTTCCCAAGCCCTTACTTGCATGATAATCTCTGGGATTGCTAGGCAGATAGACCAAAAACTATCTCCGTGTCCTTCGGGTGAAGCCATTGTCTGTAAATCGTTATCCACCGCTACAATCTGGTTAAATTGCCTACTATCATCTATCAATTCAATTTTAGAATTAATTACATACTTTTGCAAATTCGCCGCCATTCCATTTTTAGTTTTCTCACTAAAGTTTACTGGTTCATATTCGGGACCAAGTAATCCCTGTTCTGCGAAACTCTCAAATTCTCCTCTAGTATTATCATATCTTAAAGTATTGATTTTGAAAAACTCTATTGCCCTATCACAATACTCTTTTTGTTTTATGTAATCCCAACCGTCCATAAATTTCTGATGTATCTCTACGAAATGCGGTTCGTCCATTGAACCAGTATTTTTAAAAACTGCGAAATGTGAAGGATGGGCTTTTTTACCGATATCTAAACCCGCATAAACATCAACTACATTTAACTCATCAATTATCGGCTTATCTTCGGGAAACTCTTGTTTATATTCTCTAATCTGTAAGTTGGTTAATTCAGAATTTATCAAATCTAATATCTGCTTTTCTTCAAAATAACTATTCTCAGCATAAACAGGTCGGCACATATATTCTTGATTAAAAATCTTAACACCCCTCATTTCTCGGCGATGATTCAATTCTTCCCAATTATGCCACTCTGGCCATATCGCTATTTTATCCGCGTCTGAAATTATCGATGGTTGTATTCTAACTGCAAACTTAAGTTTCATTTTCTCGTTAAAGAAAAAATCCTGCCAAGTTTGAGGTGTTCCGACTATATGACAAAAACCGCCTTTGTTAACCATATCCAATAACTCTGTAAAAATAATTCTATTAACCTTCTCTATAATGGTCGGGTTTAATTTATTTTCAGGATCGCGCAAAGGGTCATCTATAAAAATACCAGAGCAATGAATACCTCTCTTAAAGGCTAATAATCCATGAGGTTCCAAAGTTATTGAAGGCAAGGGTTTTCTATTTTCATCATATCCCCAAAAATAATCGATAACTCCTTCGGCTCTCGGTTTTCTATCTATACAAGCTTCATAGTAAGGATTTCGTTGTATCAAATCTTTAATCTTACCAATATGATATTTACTCATTGCTTCTTGAAAAGAAAAATATTGATACTCTCCGCCACTTAATGCTTGTTTCATTAAAATCCACATAAAATAAGCATAAAGACCTGCAGATTTAAAATGGTCACGTCCCGACATTCGAGAAGTCCAAATATTATCTCCGTAATAACCTGCTAACTCTTTAATATATCCGCCACCTATAAAATTATCAAAAGATTTACTAAAAACATTAAAAATAAAGTATTCAAAATCCTCACTCGCTATTGCTATTGTCTGGCTGGATTGGTTCTTCTCCCATTCCGTTAGTTGCATTTGACTTCTCTTTTAATTTTAGTTCCTCTTTGGCTTTTAAAATACCAGCAACATTAACTGCTAAAGTATCCGTATTTTTTTGTTCATTTTTTTCTACCCAACCTTCATTAAGTTGTTTCCAAAGTTTCACTCTCGGTGCGTCTGAATTTTTTATTGTTGCCCTAGTAAAATGAAAATCAACATCTTTTTTAAATTGAATAACATTTACTTTCTCAATTATCTTATTCAAATCTTCTTTAAACTCTGGTCTATTCTCCCATTGATTTAAGGTATTTTTTCCAATAGTAAATTCTTTACAAAATTCCTGTTTAGTATAAATCTTAACCAAACTTATAAAAATCTCATTTGGTTCAAACCCTAATTCTGCTATCCCCTCTTTCCCTCTTTTTTTATAGATAGTTTTAACCGCAGTAGGAATAGCACACCATAAAATAAATGTTGCGTAATCCCCTTTTTTATAAACCCTTTTTCTTTTATTTACTACCATTTTTCCCCTATTTCTCCCTTTTTTGGAGCGCTCGGGTCGGAATTGCACCGCCACCTCTCGGCTGGAAGCCAAGTGTTCTATTATTAAACTACAGGCGCATAATAATCTTTAGAAATCTTATAACCTTTCTCTCTCAATAAATTTCTATAACACGACCATTTAATTCTAATTCCCCAATTCAATTCTTTTAGTAGCTTCTTCTTTGATATGCCCTTTGTCCGATCAATAATCTGCTTAATCTTATTATAGCTTTCTGTTGGCTGTTTGAGAATAGGAAGTTTAGAAATTGCTAACTCAATCATATCATTAAAGTCTTTTATCTTAACCGACCATTTTAATTCTTCAAATCTATTCTTTGATTCCATACTCATCATATTTTGTAAATCAGGTTCGTCTAAAAATCTATTAACTAACTTAAGAAAATCATCGTCTGTTTTATAATACATCGCTTTATCCCCTGCTAGTTCGTGGTAGTAATCTTCATCTGCAAAAATATAAGGAACTCCTACACTCATTCCGTCTGTTGCTGATACTGCCCACCCAGCATAAGTTTGTTTCGCGCAAACTCCTAAATAACAATTCTTTAAATAACCAAAATATTTCGTTCTGTCTAATTTATCAATAAGCATATATTCTCTCTCTAAACTCTCAGCCAAAGGAACCCAAACTTTAAAATCTTTTCGGGTTTCATATAGCTTGTCCATCATTTTTATAAACCAAGGATAATTTTTGTAAGTATGTGCTCTATGATTGAATACTATAACTTTCGTGCATAATTCAGGTATTGGTTCAAAAACGGGTTCCTCAGCCCCGATGTAAATTGCCCGAACTATCTCATCTAATGATTTACATACCTCTTGGTTAAAATGGACAGAAGCATTTTTTAATAGGAGTTTTTTTTGCGCTTCGGTATTTATCCCGCATTGTATCATCTCTAATAGTCCTAATATATTTATGTCCATAACTGTCTTTTTGTAATTAGTAACTTCGGGGAACTCGGTCCAATGAGAATATCCTATAAATACAGGTTCTTCATTTGTTTCGTTATAAAACAAGTTTTTTAATTGGAGTGTATGTTCTGGCAAATTACTAA